GGGACAAGTATTCATGCATTATGTTGATAAAAATGGTCCCCATAAAGAATTTAAATATGATAAAAGAACGGCTATGGCTAAATTATTTGAAAGTGAACTATGAGTGTAACAGTAACGGCGACAACTATGCCTAAAAAAGCAAAACACTATGTAAACAACGGGGATTTTCTTAACGCATTAATTGTGTATAAAGAAAAGTGTGCAGAGGCTAAGAAGAACGGTAAGCAAGACCCACAAATTCCAGATTACATTGGTGAATGTTTTTTAAAGATTGCTGACCACCTATCAAGGAAGCCAAACTTTATTTCATATTCTTTCCGAGATGAAATGATTTCTGATGGCATTGAAAACTGCCTAATGTATTTCAGAAACTTTGACCCCGACAAATCAAAGAACCCATTTGCTTACTTTACTCAAATCATTTATTATGCCTTTTTGCGTAGAATTATGAAAGAGAAAAAACAACTCTATGTAAAATATAAAGCAACAGAACAAATTGGCATACTTGATGAGTTTGAATTGTTGGAGGATGGAGATGGCAATACAAGGCAATTTGAACTGTATGATAACATTTCTGAATTCATTCACAACTTTGAAGAGAATAAGAAGAAGAAAAAAGAAGGCAAGACAAAAGGTTTAGAAAAATTTATTGAAGAGGAAGATGTTGAAGATTTGCCATGAAACGCTTGACTTATGTATTAATTTGTATTATAATGTCTGGATGTGCGGTAACTAATCGCATTGAAAAGATTGAAGCGCCTGACGGAACTAAAGTTAATTTCCAATATAAAGTAATGGAGTTTTAAATGGACAAAGATAAAATAGAGCATCATATAAAACATCTAAAACATAAACACGAAGACTTAGAAAAAAGAATACAGGCAAACCCAACAGATTATATTCTTAGGGTATTAAAAAAAGAAAAACTCCAACTTAAAGATGAAATTGAAAAGTTAAAACTTAAATTACAATGAAATTATGTATTCTCGGTGACACACACTTTGGTATGCGTGGTGATTCGTTAGAGTTCCACAAACACTATCAAAAATTTTACAACGATGTATTTTTTCCGTATTTAATCGATAATAAGGTTGATACGGTTTTTCAGCTTGGCGATTTGTTTGATAGGCGAAAGTTTATCAATTTCAATTCACTTTACCTTGCTAGAAAGTATTTCTTCAATAAGCTTAAAGAGCATAATATCAAATTCTACACTCTTCTAGGCAATCACGATGTAACTTATAAGAATACTTTAGAAGTTAATTCATCACAATTGTTGTTGAATGAGTATGATAACATTACCATCTTTGATGATTTTGCTACACTAGAATTTGATGGTGTGCCTATTGATATTGTTCCTTGGCTATGTGATGACAACCAATCTTCCATCTTTGATAGAATAAAAGACAGTAAATCACAATTGTGTTTTGGCCATTTTGAAATAGATGGGTTTGAAATGGACAGAGGTAATGTTTGTCATGGTGGTATTGACAGAGCTAAATTAAACAAGTATGATATGGTCTTAACAGGACACTTTCACCATAAATCAGATGACGGACATATCTATTATGTTGGCACTCCAGGCGAAATGACATGGGCTGATTACAATGACCCACGAGGTTTTCATATATTTGATACCGCAACCCGTGAGTTGGAGTTTGTTCAAAACCCATATCGCATGTTCCACAAATTAAACTATGATGACGGTGAACAAGACTTTGAGCATTGGAAAAACTATGAGTATGATAAACTAAAAGAAACCTATGTCAAGGTTGTAGTATTAAACAAACAAAATCCTTACCTATTTGATAATGTAATTGATAACCTATACAAAGCAGGAGTATCAGATATTTCAATTGTTGAAGATTTTAGTGATAACTTAATTGATGTGGAACAAGAAATTATTGACCAAGCTGAAGATACGATGACTATTTTATCTAAGTATATTGATAACTTGACACTCAATGTCAACAACGATAAACTTAAAATATTAATGCGAGAATTATATGTCGAAGCATTAAACACGGAGATGACGGAATGATTTACAAAGACCTATACAATTACCCAAGCGAAAGATTTCGTATCACTTATCCATGGATTTATTGGGATAATGGATTTACACCAGAAGAAATCGATAAGATGTGTGCTTACTTTGCAGAGCAAGGTGTAGAACGAGGCACAACAGTTGGTGGTGCTGAGGTGGGACCAAATGGTGAATTGATTGTTAAACAAGAAGCTAACGAAAAGGTTCGTAAGTCGAATGTTAAATTTTACAATTATGAACCAGCAAATGAAAATACAAACTGGATATTCCAAAGGTTAAATTGGATTATTCAACAGGCCAACAATCAATTCTATGGTTTTGATTTGAATGGTTTTGAATCATTTCAATATACAGAATATGATGAATCAGAAAACGGCAGGTATGATTTTCATACAGACACAATTTATGGTAAAAATATGCCAGCTGATATGATTGAAACAAGAAAACTTTCATTGACTTTTTGTTTAAATCAAGCTGGTGTTGATTATGAAGGCGGTGAATTTCAAATCAATACAGGCCAAGAAAAAGATGCTGAGACAGCACCTGCGATGAAAGGCCGTGCTTTAATATTTCCATCTTTTATGATTCATCGTGTAGCACCTGTAACAAAAGGCAAAAGAAAATCTTTAGTGGTATGGACAATGGGACCAAAATTTAAATAATGATTGTATTTCGTTATGTTCGTTGGAAGAATTTACTTTCAACTGGTAATTACTTTACTGAAATAAAACTGAACAATACATCAAACACATTAGTGGTTGGTGAAAATGGTTCTGGTAAAAGCACGATGCTTGATGCGTTGTGCTTTGGTCTTTTTGGTAAAGCATTCCGTAATATCACCAAACCAAGTCTATTAAACTCAATCAACAATAAGGATTGTGTGGTTGAAATTGAGTTTGATACAGGTAATAAATCATACAAGATTATTCGTGGCATTAAACCAAACATCTTTGAGATTTGGTGTGATGGTGTGTTGGTTAACCAAGATGCAGCTGCTCGTGACTACCAAGAATACCTTGAAAAGTTTATCATCAAGTTAAACTATAAATCATTCACACAGATTGTTATTTTAGGTTCAGCATCATTTGTTCCTTTTATGCAATTGTCAAATTCTGATAGACGAGCAATCATTGAAGACTTGCTTGACATTCAAATCTTTTCTACGATGAATGGTATTCTAAAAGATAAATTATCAAACAATAAAGACTTGACTGTTTCTAAGAAGTATGAGATTGATTTGGCTCAGCAAAAACACGATATGCAAGAAAAACATATCAATGAGTTGAAGCAAAACAATGATGATAAGGTCAAAGAACACGAACAAGAGATTGCTAATAATCAAGTAACGATTCAAACATTACATAATGATATTGCTAACCTTTCATCACAGGTAACTACATTACAAACTGAGGTAGAATCTAAGACTGAGGTAGAAGATAAAGTTAAGAAGATTACTAAACTTGAATCACAGATTGAAAGTAATTTATCTAAGTTTAAAAAAGATATTACATTCTTTGAACACAATGATAATTGTCCAACTTGCCGACAAGCCATTGAATTAGGGTTTAAACAGGAAGAGTTGACATCATTACACACAAAGGCATCTGAATGTGAGACTGGTTTAAAATCTATTGAGCAGAAATTGTTAGATGAACAAAACAGACTGAATAAGATTACTGAGGTTCAGAAAGAGGTTCAATCATTACAGATTAAGATTGCTACTAATAATACCACAATCATAGAAACAAACAAGTATATTGGTCGTTTACAAAAACAAATTGATGATTTAAAGAGTGTTGAAACAACTACTGATAAAGAACAAGAACAATTAAAATCATTAAAAGAATCTTTATTGTTATTACAAAATGAATTGAAGATGTTGATTGATGATAAGGCATATTTTGAAGTGGCATCTGGTCTATTAAAAGATACAGGTATTAAAACAAAGATTGTTAAGCAATACTTACCAATTATCAATAAGTTGGTTAACAAGTATTTGGCATCATTAGATTTCTTTGTGAATTTTAACCTTGATGAAAACTTTAAAGAGACCATTAAATCAAGGCATCGTGATGAGTTTACATACAATAACTTCTCAGAGGGCGAGAAGCAAAGAATTGATATGGCATTGATGTTGACTTGGCGTGCTGTTGCTAAGTTAAAGAATTCATCTAATACCAATCTGTTAATACTCGATGAGGTGTTTGATTCAAGCCTTGATACAAATGGCACCGAAGAATTAATGAAGATTCTCCATATGTTAGAAGGTGTAAACCTGTTTGTTATCTCACACAAAGGAGATATTTTGGTTGATAAGTTTAGTAATGTGATTCGTTTTGAGAAGGTAAAAAACTTTAGTAGGATTGTAAAATGAAAAAATTAAGTGAGTATTATGATGAGAATACCAAAAGAAAGGCCACGGTATTCCAAAGTAGTGGCAAATACTATGTTGCTATAATGACAGATACAGGCACAGCTTTTAGTGCCGACTTTGCTAGTGAAGAAACAGCTGAAGTATTTGCAGAAGATTGGGTGCAAAAAGATGAGTGAATTAGATACATTAATAATTGATACTGGTGCAAACATAGTAAAAGAGGAACGAATTGAACCTCTCCCGTTGTTTGATGAAAACCATCCAATGTTGGCTCAAAAAGTGCCTGAATATACACAAGCAATACCGAACCAAAACATGACCAACTTGGTCAAGCGATTGAAGATGACAATGAAACTATATGGTGGTGTTGGGTTATCGGCCAACCAATGTGGCATCTTTGAAAGAGTGTTTGTGATTGGCACCGACCAATTTCAAATTGCCTGTATTAACCCTAAAGTAATTAGTTCAACGGCAGACTTGACAAAAGAGAATGAAGGTTGCCTCTCTTTTCCTGGTTTATTTGTTAAAATAGAAAGACCAGTCGGAATTGATGTGCAATTTTATACTGAGACTGGCGAACTAAAACAACTTCACTTAGATGGCTTAACTGCTCGTTGCTTTTTACATGAACTAGACCATATGAATGGTGTTAAGTTTACAGAAAGAGCTGGTAAAGTATCGTTACAGTTAGCAAGACAGAGACAACAAAAACTTATTAAAAAGATGGTAAGACAGAGAAAAAATAATGGCGTATTCGTTTGACCCAAAAGATGATGTAGAAGCACAATGGCAGAAATGGTCGGCTCAGAATCAAGAGCCTGCTATTCTTACAGATGATACCTTGCGTGAGAGAATTATTAAAGACCTCACCTTTGTATCAGGCATGGATGTAAAAGAATACACACTCTACCAAAAATGGTGTGAAGTGCAAGACAAATATCCATCTGTCGTTGTGAATGACTTGTGGGAAGGCGAGACTAGAGTTTTAGAAGATGAGAAACAACGCCGTGCTATTGCTGAAGTTAAGTCCAATTTTTGGGTGCCTAAAGACCCCGATGATTATCTGAACCTACAACCTGAAATGCTTTATACAAATAAAGAAGCGGACTTACCAGAGTTGTGGAATTGTATCAGAACATTCTCATCGACCATGAAAAACAATTCTAACATTGGCAGAAATCTCAACTTTGTTATCCGTGATAAAGTAACCAAGAAGTATCTTGGTGTTATTTGTATTTCATCGGACTTCCTTGACTTGACACCAAGAGATAATCATATTGGTTGGCCAAGAGAGTTGAAGACACAAGGTGGTATGATTAACCATACTGCAATTGGTTCAACAATTGTGCCGTTACAACCACTTGGTTTCAATTATGTTGGTGGTAAATTACTTGCATTGTTATGCCTTGCTGACCCTGTGCAAGAAATGTGGAAGAAATTGTATGGTGATACGCTTGTTTCAGTAACAACAACATCATTGTATGGCAGAACAAAGGCTGATGGTCTATCTCAATATGATAACCTTGACCATTGGCAGAAAATGGGTTTCACAGCTGGTTCAGTATCATTTGAACCAGAAAAAGATACTCGATATGAAATCAGAGATTGGTTAAGAGCAAAACATACTAAGAAGTATTTTGAATGGTATGTTGCAAAGAAACCAAGTGGTCAACCACATAAGCGTGACCATAAGAATCGTTCACTTCAATTCGTGTATAGTAAACTGAGTATACCTAAAGAGTTGATTAGAACAGACCATGCTCGTGGCATTTATTGGTCACCTTTGTATGATAACTCAATTGACTATCTAAATAAACGAATCGAAGATAAAGACTTGGTTAAATCATTTGATACAAGTGTTGAAGCATTGGTTGATATTTGGCGTAATAAACATGCTAAACCAAGAATCAAACAGTTGGTTAAAAAGGGTCGCAACAATAATGATACCCTTTTCTATGA